TATTTTTAAGTTTGGATTTTCTTTAGATACAGATTGTGCAATTGATTTATTTATTCTGTGAGTTATTTCATTTAATTCATCTTGATTTTCTGCAGCTAATACTTCTCTTACATATCTTCCTCTTGTTTGAGTATTAGCAAATGCTACTTTTAACATATCATCTGCATTGTTTGCTGCAGCACCTAAATCACCTATAACCATAGCTGTTTCAGGCCTCAACTGCATAGCTCTTCTTACATGTCTAGGTAATACTGTTTGACTTAGTTGTGTACCAACACCTAATAGTTTTCTAGTAGGGTTAAAAGAATCTCTTGACAACAAAGCACCAGTTAATCTTCTTAGAGGCGCAACATCTGTAGCTGTACCAGTCATTAGTTTGCCCATATAGTTAAACAACTCACCAGTTACTGTTGGCTTTGCAGGAATAACATTTTTACCAAAGTTTATGTTGTCTAGTGTTAGGTTTCTTATTCTATCTAACTCTGCTGACTTGTTAGGCAACTTGTTCTTTAATACTGTAAATACATCATCAAAGTTTTTTTGTGTTAAGTTACCACCTTTAGCAACCATTTCAAGAACATTCCACACATCATTTGGATTATCAATTTGAAGTATTACTTCTTTGAATGATGGGTGTATGTTTTTAAATTCAGGTATATCATTTAAAAAAGACATACCTTCATCACCTTTAAGGTCTGCTAATGCTTGTCCAAACTTTTGTCCCCAACCAGTTTTTCTTACATCATCAATAGTTCTTCCATAAAATGCAAGTCTTGCTTTTTTACCTTTTTCTCCAAGCTTGAATGTATTTGCAAATACTTTTGCTGTAGCCGATATACCATCTGTTGCTAATTTAACTTGTTCACCTGATTGAACTACACCTCTCATAGCTGTTTTTACACCTGCACCATAAGACAATGCAAGGTTTACAGGGTCACCTGCAAGTCTAAAAACACCATCAATAATTCCTGAAAGAACATTGTATCCTGCAGAACCTGGTTCTTGTATTTGTGCAGCTACAACACGACCAGGAGATATATTTATCTTTTCTCCTCGTTTAGTTGTGTATTTAAATCTATCTTCTCGTAAATCAAACAACTGTGTAATAGGTAAACCATATACATCTCTAGCTCTTGACATAGCTTCATTTGTTGGCGTACCTCTTCTTATTTCATCTAAGTACACTTGTGTTTCTTTTAAATCTAATGATTGAGGTATAAATCCTGTACCTAAGTTTATTGGGTTACCTTTTCTTTTTTCATTAAGATACATCTGCCATTCTGTAGGACCATACTTTTCTTTTGCAGACTGAAATGCAGAACCTACACCTTGACCCAATCGTGCATCTAAGTAGTTTGCTGTATAGGTATCTTTATACGATGCTTGTCCTGTTAAAACACTTCCTAATCCACCGATTGCTGCTTGTGCAACTGTTAAGGGTACAGACCTTCCTGTTTCTTGTGCTGCCACAACAGCAGACTTAAATCCTCTTGATACTGGTTGGAACGCAGCATCTAGTAACAACATACCTTCCTGGAACTTTCTTTTACCCCAGGAAACATTTGTAACTAAATCTTGTGTATTTCTTTGTACAATTTTTTCTTGTACTCTGTTAGCAAGTTGTAATGCTAAATCATCTTCAGGTTCTAATCCTGACAATGCACCATATACCAATAAGTTGTTTGGCATGTTTGGATAAGCAGATGCTAAATTAATAATTCTTTGTGCAACTTCAGGACTTGAGTCATTTACTCCTGCGTTAAAGCTGTCTATTGAATTTCTTGTTTGATTAGCTGATTGTGCTACTAAATCATAAAGAGATATGCTTGTACCATAATTACGCATATCTGCTTTCCGAATCTGTAAATCTAGTATTTAACCTTGGGTTCTCTACCATTGGAGTTGAGTTTGATTGTTCTAATAAATCTAATAACAATGGGTCACGACCAAATCTTTCTACTAAACCTGCAAGATAAGCATTCAAATCACCAATTGGTCTTTGCTTAGATGGTCCAGGACCTGCACCTTGTGTAATTCCTGCTGTATTAGCTTCTGCAGGAAATCTTGTTTTTTCTCTTAAAGATATTGGTCTAGCTGCAGATTGTCCTAATGGTCCTTCTGCTGCTTCTACTACAGCATCTGATTCACCTTGTAATCCTTGTGCAATAGTATTTACTAAAGCTGATTGTCCTGTTGGGTCACCTTTTTTTCTAGGTATATACAAGTCCTGATATGCAGGGTCTTGTGCATCTGTAGCTTGTTGGGCCATCTTTAAAGTTGCAGGCTTTCTTACCATTCTTCTGCTTCTCCTTCTTCTAAAAATCTACTTAAGTGATTTAAAAATCGTAAGACTTCCTCATTTCCTGGCCTACCATCTTCAATAACAAAATCAATTCTAAGGTTTACACCTGCAATAGGTGTAGGTAGCCAGTACTGCATAACTGGTGGAGTAAACTCTTCCATCTCTGCATCTTGTATTTCAAACTCTCTAGCAAACTCAAAGTTCCAATCATCTTGATTTATGATGTCGTAAAACTTTTTATTTGTTTCTTCCATTGGGTCAAAATCAGACATTATCCTCCTTGTTGTGCTACTTGTTGTAAGACTTGTGCTAGTCCTGGAGGTGGTCCTTGAGGTCCTGCAGCTTGTTGTGGTTCTGCAATAAGTTGTTCTTCTGCCTCAGATACTTCATCTCCTTCAGGAGTATAGTATTTGTCAAGAATACCTGACATGTTCTGAGGATTCTTCCTAATCTCAATTGCGGCCATAGTAGCTTTTGGATTACCTTGTGCAGCTTGTGCCATTAAAGATTCAAACAATACAGTTTCTGCTCTTTCGGCAGATATACGATTTTGTATCTTAGATATGTTATCTAGTCCATCCATATTTTCTTGTAGAGTTTGTGTGTCGATGATTCCTTGTTGTTTTAATTGCAACCCTGTAATAATTTTTTGTGGCTCATCAAATCCTGCCATAACACCATAGACTCTTCTTGTGTCATAGATTTCTGCAATATCTGTATTAGGTGCATAGGTTTCTTTGTATGCTGTTCCTTTGTGCATACCTGCAATAGGTTTTCTTTGTCCAGGGAACATTATTTGGTCATACTCTAATCTCTTAGCATCTAACTCTTCAATAGCATCTTTTAATACACCTTGATACTCTCTAACATGTAGTGATGCAGATTGTCCTAGTTCTTCTAATCCTCTACCAGTAACAAAAGCATTTGGTGATTGTCCATCATCAGATACTGGATATGCAGCACCTAATCTAAGATGTCTTTCTAATCTATCTACTTGTTGAAATAATTGATAAGGAAGATTGTTCGTAGGTTTAGACACAGATGAACCAGGAGTTAAGTAGTTTACTGCGAATCTACCTTTACGATATTTACCTGATTCTATTTCACCAACAATGTTTGTTTCTGTAAATACTGCATCTTCCATAGCAATAGTTCCAAGAATATTAATTTTGGCCATGTTAGCCATAAGGCCTGTAATGTGTTGGAATTGGCTTTGTAGTTGGTCAAAAGAAAATCTTTTAGCAATAACAAAGCAAGGTCCTGATTTAAGAATATTAGGCATAAAGTCAATAATCTTTCTGTTCTCAGGTAAGTACACATAAGTACCTTCATCGTTTCTATATTCAACAACTACTTTGCCTTGGCCTGTTGAGTTAGCCCAACTACCTTGTCTATCTGTAGTTTCGATAAGTGCTGAGTATGCACTTTGTTGTTCTTCACCTTCAGTATCAAAAATGTATTGTTTTGCTTCAGGATATTGTTCTGCCAATATCATGTGCGGTACTCTTCTAATTATTGCTAATTCATCAGGTTGTTGGTCATTTCCAAAGTTTCCTGGATAGCAATTGAAAGTATCTTGTAATTCTGCGTATGGATAAGGAACACCATTTCTATCTCTTTTGTGTCCTATAGTCCAACAAATAAAACCATAACCAGGTAACCATCTAGCTGCTTGTGGTAATTGTCTTTCTAACTTACCAAATTTGTCATAGGCTAATACTATTCTCTCTAGTTTCTCTGATTTTTTCTTAGCTCTTTCAGAATCTTTATCGTTTATTAAATCTACTTTTAAGTCGGGCGCTCTACCTAATTTTTGTGAGAATCGTTCTAATGCTGTTAAAAATAAGTTAGGCGCAGGTAATTGATGATATTCAACATTCATCTTGTTACCAAGTAATGCTTTTACTGCACCTTCTCCACCATTCATGATGTCACGAATCCTCGCTCTATCAATCATACTTTCTTGATTGATTGCTCTTAGGTAATCTACTTTGTCCGCTAACTGTTTACTGCTTAATGGCATTTAACTCCAATTATCTACATCCATACTACTAGGTTCATAACCACTAAAGCTAGGACTATAATCATATCCTAGTTCAGCAAATCTTTCCTTTTGCATTCTTCTTATGGCCCTCATTGGAAACCAACTAGCCATAACTATGTCAGTCTTTGTACCTACAGTTTTGCTTTTATTTCTCGCAGAACTAAAATACACCAACTGGCTTGTATATAAGTTTACCTTTTCTTGGGCTTCATATCCAAGATATGGTAAAGAAATATTTTGGTCAGCAAACATTGGTCGCATAGCTGTAACACCAAATATTGGGTCAAACTTCTGTGACCTTGTTTCATGTCCTTCTAAAAATATACCATGACTTGAGGCAAATCTGCGTATTGATTCATCCTGTCTTATTGCTTTTTGGAAACCATTTTCTTCAATAACCCAGTGACTACAGTTGTACTGATTCCACCATTTCTTCATCAAATCTAATGCTTGTGGAATACCACCACCTAAATTGTTATTTAAATCTATTAAATATAGTTTTTGTGTAGCAACATCAAAACCCCATAATACTGCTGCCTGATAACCAGTAGATGCAGGGTCAAGTCCTGCAATCAATCTAACTCCTGGTGGAATTTGTCCTATATCTCTCTTTTGGTCACGACAAGCTTCTATCTCTTCTCTACTAAATAACGATAGGCCATCAGGTATTGCAACATTAAGATATACCATTTCAAAGATTGCTCTACCACCTGTAGTTTCTGCAGCACGCTTTCTATCCATCAACCACTTGTAAGTTCTCTTACCAGGCCATAACATACATTCTAAATGTTCATCATCTGACCAATCAGGTTTGTTACAGTTTGTATCGTGTGCTTCTTCTACCAAAGTTGACCAGGACTCATTGTCTAGCAAGTGGTGATACAAGTCATCGTAATGTTGTCTTGAACCAATAACGACTATTGCTGTATGTTCCTCTTTACGACTTGACAATGTTGTAGTCCACCAACTTCTTGTGTTTTCTCTGGAAGCAGGTTGCATAGTTGATGAGTGGTCCTCCAAGTCATCTGCGATAATGATGTCACAATCTCGTGATAGGATTTTACCTCCACGACCGATACCAACCATGGTAGGTGACTTAATACCAGTGACAGTACGAGTACCGACAGTAAAGCCATTCTGCGACCACGCTTTTCCAGTTCGTGATGTTGGCTTAAAAGTTTTTCCAGGAGGACAGAGTTCTTCAATTAATTTTTCATTGTTGTCTAGTTGGTCAATTACTGAAGATACTGCGTTCTTAGCAATCTCTTCATTACCACCTACCCATAAAATCCTAACATTCGGATTTTTGATTATCAACCATACTGCGAAATGAATTAACAAATCAGTCTTGCCATGTCGAGGAGGAGATAGTATCATCTGCTGTCCACCATTCTCAATAGCATTTAAGATAGACTCAATCCATCGAATATGAAACTCAGGTGTTTCGTAAGGTACACCTTGTTCTGTTTGAAAGTATCTATCTCTAAAATTCTTAAAATCTCTTAGTGACTGTTCTGCTTCTACTTGTAGTTTCCAAGTCCTGGCCTTCTCTTCTGTTTCAATATCTTCTAACCAGGCAGCATACGCATAACTCAGTGCAGCTTTTGTACAACCTAGTATTTTTGCTGCATCTTGTTTTGTCATATCACCTTTTAGTATTTTTGGTCCAAGCTCTTGTGCTTTAAGATTCTCATACACTTCACCTCTTCTTTTTTGTACTGTAGGTTCTGCAACTGGTTTACCATCATGGTCAGGTTCATATACTGCACCATTCTTTTTTGCATACGCAATTGCATTGTGTGTCTGCTTAGAACATTTAGGGGAACAAAATTTTTTCTTTGGAGGTACAAGAATGTTGTGACATCCTTTAGCGAAACATACTTTTGTCTTTGTCATTTTCTATATCCTTTACACTGCTTGTTTAAACAAGTAAAAAAACCCTTTGTAGCATCTAGCTCTAAAGGTATCCCACATCTTGGGCATGGTACTTTCAAGTACGCTTTCTTTTAGCTGTACTGGCTCTTGACTTTGATATAGCATTTATGTCCACCTTCTTACCTTGTTTATATTTTTTTGCAGTTCTTTTAATTTCTGCAGCTCTTCTCTTAGCCTGTTCAGGTGATAGTCCAGCTAAATACTTAGCAGGTACACCATGTTTATAAGGTTGTGTTCTTCTACTCATTTATTTTTCTTTATATCGTTGTCTTGAGAATGTCCACCTTTTATGAAAGAGTTTACTCTTCCCATAGCCCATGCTGCCATAGAGGCAGACCTGGAACCTGATGATACATAAGCACCTTGACCTCTACGATATACTGCTGCAAGTTGTGCATAAGTATATTTAGAGTTCTTTGCTTTTTCTTTCAATGCTTTCTTTGCACTTTCAGGTATTGCCATTAGTTACCACCTTTCCATTTCGCACACCAAGCAAAAGGTTGGACAATTGCATCCCATAAATTGCAATTGCCTGTTTGCTCAAAGTACACGCAGTTGCTGCACTGTTGATTACCTTTTGGTCCTACCTGATACTTTGTAGGTAGGTTACTTGATAGTTGACCTTCTGAATTGATAGCCATACATTACCACATCTTACAAGACCAGTATCGTGGTGTGGTCTTATCGGTTGCTGTATCGCATTTATGTCTAGCTCTAAATGACTTTCTAGCCGCAGGATTGTCTTTTCTAATTTCCATGTTAGGGTCGCCAAACATTACTTTTTTTATTTTGTCACCATCTTTGACATATACTTTAAATTTTTTGCGACCGAAACCTGGCTCACCTTTTGTAATCCTACTAGGTGAATTTAGTTTGACAGACTTTCCTTGGTATGTTGCCATTATTGAATCTTTTTTCTTCTCTTACTATCTCTTAGTTTTTTAAAATCAGCACCAGTAAGTTTATCAAAGGGTGGTGCTAACTTAGCAATCTTCTTTTGTTTTGCTGAATATGGACCTGGCATTAGTAACCTCTTTTTTTCTTCTTACCTTTGACTGATTTTTTCTTCTTGTACATCTTTTTCATAATCACCACTATAACACAAAACCCCACCGAAGTGAGGTCTTGTCGTACAGTCTGTCCATTTACTGTTTATGAAAGAAAATGAAATCAACCTTTGCCATACACAACAATCCATCTTTCCTTGAATTGCCTCGTGATGATTAAGCTATCTTTCTTTTTCGTTTTGTAGATAGTTATGTACTATCTAAACGCATATCCCCATACGCGTATCCAGGACTTTCCTAGATGTAGTTATAGTATTACAAGCAGGATTTTAAGTGGGTAAAAAAAATTTTTTTTTGACATACTCTTGGGCCTATCAGTTGCCTGGCAGACCCAATCGTATACACAATAGAAAGGGCAATCATGTCTTTATGAATAAAGGGTTATGAAAACCTTGTAAGTACTATACCACAGATTAGAATTAAATAGGGATTTTTTATATTTATTTTGCCTCCTTAATAAATCACTAGAAAATCCCCACATAACTTTTTTTTGTGATATAGTTATAAAACAAACACGATAGATTTCAGGCACTTAGAAAGAATCTATCAGATAAGAACTTCAATAAGTGGACTTGCCTGCCCATGGTAACTAGCGTTAAAGGCTATTACTTCATATATAAAAATAAGTCATAAATAGATTTGTTATCGGTTTGGGAGGGATGACACAGGGTTAGCTATATACAATTCACATACTTAAGACATTGTGAAATATAATTCACAAGTAAAGGAGATTGTGAAAAATACCTTAATTAAGTAGTTATTTAAAGTAAGTCAACACTGGATAACTGAGAGGTTAACAGTAATATTTTAGGGAACACACATATACATAAGTACACCCCAACATTTAACCCCTACCCCACTATATGTTGTGGTTGTAGCACAGTACACCATATATAGTATGTCATAGAAATACCTATATTATTGGTAGAAATTACCAAATATAAAAGCTTAATAAATCAGTATGGTAGCAAATTAAACAAGAACAGACCCCCGCCAATTTGACTAACCAATATTTCAAAATCTTTCAACCTTCTTTCGGTGCAAAATTCACCAACTTTTTATAAAAAAATAAAAGTTTTTTTTTAACCTTCTGAAAAACCCCCATAAACATTGAATATATTTTTATAATTATTTTCAATAGTAGTTGACAAATAAAAACAATTCTGCTTAACTTAATACTGAATCGATACTGAGAAAGACAAAGATTCTCAAGAGATTCAAGAAACACAATAGAGAGGCCCTTAGACTCTCAAAAAATAGCCTAAGGGGAATGAGCAAAACACTTAAGGCCTACTACTGGAAATAAGACTGAAATAGCACAAAGAGAATAGGCCCCGCAAGAAACTGAGCCAAACACATAAGGCTTAAGACTTGAGCCTTCGGGCCAGTGAGAGAAATCTTAGAAAAGACCTCATCAGCGAAAAATTCGGAGAGCCAGGCAAATCTTAGAAGGACCACTCAAAGAGTCGCATCAGCGGACAGCGCGCACAAATTCATTAGCCCCCTTCATAAAGCGCTTACAATTCGGTGAGCGTTTTAATTGAGGAGGCAAATTATGAATAATACTGAATTAAATGTAATCGGTGATGACTTAACTGGTATCATTGATGACATTCGCAGACTAGAAAATAACGAGGAAGTAAGAGTTATTTGGAAAGCTGTAAAAAATCAATATGATAAAAACCTTAAAAGGGAAATCAGCAAATTCCAAGTATTTGACCGAGTTAAATGTCAATTTCGTGACCACATTACCAAGAAAAATGTTTGGTACGATGCAACTGTAATCAAAATAAATACTAAAACTATAAAAGTTGAGTTAACTGATGATTTTAAAGGTGAACAGTACAATGTTGACCCAAAATATTTAATTAGGTACTAACTAATTAGCTAGAGCGGCCTTACCCCTTGAGGCCGCTTTATGGTACTTA